GTGCCCGGGCGCATGCGGGGCATGCACGGGGGCCGGGCATGCATGCGGTTTGCCCCAAATGAAAAACCGCGTCATCGCGATTGCAATGCATTAAGGGCCGACATGCAAGAAACAAACAAAACAAATTTTTTTGACGTTGTTGGGCCATTGGATGTCCATCCAAGCCATACAAACCCAAACTTCACCGATTGGAAAACCCGGGGCGGGTTGATCGTTGGCCGATCAATCCCGGGCTGGCGTAACGGATATACAAACGGAAAACCAACCCCCCGCCAGTATTTTTTAATCAACCCAATTAAGACATGACATGACAAAACAACAAATTTGCGATTTCTACGACAACAACCCCAACCTTACATTGGCCCAATTGGCGCAAATGACCCGGTTGTCGGTTGCCCAACTAAAAACAATCCTACAAACCCCGCCCCCCGTGCAATATTACGGGCGCATGCGGGGTCAATCCAACAATTACCGGGGGTAAACATGGGCCGCTTTTCTGAAATTGATGCCGAATTGACGCATGGCGCAAAACCGACAACAACGCCCCGGATTGGGTCGTTTGGGGTTTGTTTGAATGACCCCGGCAATCCGCCCCGTTTTTTGACGTTGTTGCAAATTATCGGGTCGGTTGGGTTGTTTGCCCCGGTTGATGACCCGGGGGCAATCTTACAATTTGACGTTGGCGATTATTGGGAATTGACGTAAAACCAAAACGACCCCGGGCCAATCCGGGGTTTTTTTGGCTTTGCTAAGTTAGTTAGCGCTCACTTCAAAATGCGGCCCGTTTGCGGGGTTGTTTGTGTTGGGTTGGGCATTGGGCGGGGTTTGATTGTTTGACCCGTTTGGGGCCGTTTGTTGGCCCCGGTTGGATTGATTGGGCCGGGGTTGTTTGTCCCATGTTGGCCCCCGCCAAATATGGGGGGCGGTTGTCTCAAATATGGGGGCAAATATGGGGGCGGGTTGGGTTGGGTTGTTGGCCGATCAAAACGACCGACAACATGCCCCAAACGATCCCCGGGGGCTGGGTTGGGCCGTGCTGGGTTGATTGATTGGGCCGGGCCGGGGTTGGATTGTTGGCCGGTTGTCTCGCTGGGTTGACCCGGGGCGCATACAAACCCGGGCGGGGCGCATGCGGGGCCGGGCGGGGTTTGCACGGTTGGGTTTTGTAATGCTTTTTACAAACAGTTTAAATTCCATTTGAGAATTTTGTAAGGATTGTAAGGTTTGTAACTGTAAGGATTGTCAGAATCGTAAGGTTTGTAACAATCGGGGCCAGAAAAGTCCCTAAGCCAACTACGCATTCTTAAAAAAAAAATTGGAAGAAAAAAAATGCCCAGACAGGCTGGGCAAATAGTCGATTTCTCAACCACTAGGAAAATCACAGAAAAATTCTACTCGATGTCATGTTAATTTTTCTGGGAATTTTTGACACGACTCTCCGATGTGTACGCCAAATCAAACGTAAGCAATTCATTGCTCTCGCCTTTGTAGCCATGAGCGTAAGCAGCTCGAGCGACTGACAGCGCTTTTGCCTTGGAGTCAAATGGTCCTTTGCTACCCCAGAACCAACCTGACTGTTTCTTTACAAGAGGCATGTTATTTCAGGCGTTTGAGCTTGAAGATGGTGTGGCGGCACAGTTCAGAGATGCCATCCACAAGGTTTTGGACTTCGCTGTCCTGCGGAAAGCCGGGTTTCCTGCGAATGTCCTTGACTCGGGCTTGGATGTACTCAACCAGCGCCAGAGGATTTTCCCCCAGAAAAAGTGCCTGTTTTTCCAGAAATATTTTGGACTCGTCTTGGAGGCAAGCCTCCACCACGCTGTCTGCCAGACCGGGAAGTTGCTCATAGAACTCACCCATTGCTTCATGGGCCGCGAACGAGCCGGGGCCAATAGTGTTCCAGTGGTGAACATGGGCAGCAGCCACGCCCATAACCAGCGTTGATGCAAACTCGCTAATGACATCGGATTGGGCTTCGTTGATTGTGAACTTCATGGCAGGCTCCTTTGCCCTCATTGTATTACCGTTACGTCTTTCGACTTGGACTTGAGTTTGTTGCGGGTTTTCTGAATCATGCGCTCGTACTCAGCCCGGCTAATTGACGTTCTTTGGAGGTGATGCCACTCCAAGACCTCTTTAATGGCCCTCAATCCTGCACCAGTCAGCAACATCTTGCCAGTGGATTCAAATCGCTTGGCGGCTTGTTTAAGCTCGATCTCGGCCATCATGGAGTCAGGCAATGCTTCTGGTCCAATTCCGTTACGAGCCATGACTTGGCAGATGTTGTTCATGTCCACCAGTTCTTGCCATGTGTACACAGTTGCTTGGCCTGTACGCATTGCTTCTACGGCGGCTTGCTCTTTGTCTTTCAATTGCTTGAGGCAGTCATCAGTTGTAATGGCAGCGCCAGCAATAGCGTGCGCTATGGGATCAACCAGCTTGTAAACCTTACGGCGGCATTGCTTTCTCACAGACTTTCTCCAATCATGCGCTTTGTGTTAAACAGGTTTGAGTATTGAGGGTATGTTTCTTTCCAGTGACGAGCGTAGAAGGCAATGAAGTCATTGCTGATTTTGAACTCATTGCCCGCGGTCATAATGGATGTCTCCCAACGGATGCGATTGATGATGAGCCAGTGGCTGATCTTCTTTCGGTTCATCTTTACGGCTTGGAAGGCAAACTGCTCAAACATCTTCCAGACCATTGGGTTTGCCGTGTGCCATTCCTTCCATTCCTGCTTTTTGGCAAGGAAGTCTTGATGAAGGGCCAATTGCAGTTGGATATGGTTTTCTTGTCGTGTCATGTGTTCTTCTCCTTGAGCCAGCCTTCGACCAGCTCTGCCAGCATCACGTCAGACTTGCCACCCTGAATTTCAAGCGACAGCTTTTGCTCGTCTGTTAATCCAACCCATTGCCGCTGTGCTGCGGGTGGGGTGGTGTAGAGCGGCAATGCACGATGCTCGTCAGTAAAGTCTGTCGGGTTGTCTGTTACAAATACCGACTTGCCATCAAGTGTGTAAACCATCCAAGCAATTGGCTCATAAGAACTCGATTTAAGTCTCGCAATTGCCTCAATCAATGGCTCTGAACCGCCTTCATTGGGGTCGCAACCAAGTGCCTCACTAACCTCTCCAAGCGCAGAACAAGCCGCCTCAAACATTCGCTTGTACTGAGCCAGTTCAATGTCAATCGGCCTGTCTTGCAGAGTAACCTGAAGTTTTGCCACAGGCTCCTGCACAGGTGCTGCAAGGACACGGCGCAACTTGTCAATTGCAACGCCATGATTTTGTCCAGTCTCCAACGCCTCCAGCGCCAATGCAAGTGCTTCGTCTTTGGTCATTTGGTTTCTCCTCTTGCTCGGATTTGTTCTGCCAAATACGGCGCGTCTGCTTTGTCCTCAAGCCACTTTGCACACGCCTCACGCTCTACGCTTCGCTCATCAGCACGAACAAGGGCTTCAAAGGCTTTGAGTGCGTCAGACGACATCATGTACTCGACATCACTGTTCATTCTCTGCCAGTCCCTTGCTCCAGCCTCACGGGCCATATCTATGGTGTCTCTCATTTGGTTTCTCCCCTTGCTCGGATAGCGTCGGCAACACTGCGTCCCAATGGACTGCGGCCACTTGTCAGGAAATCCTCCGCCACCTTTGCACACGCTTCACGCTCATCAGCACGAACAAGGGCTTCAAATGCTTTGAGGTCTTCAAGAACAGCCTGAACATGCTCCTCAGAATACGCATCGCGGAAGTCGATAATTCCAGCCTCACGGGCCATGCCTATGGTGTCTCTCATGCTGTCACCTCACGCAGTTCCCAACCCAACTGGAAATAGCTCCAACGCACTTGCAATGCAGGAACGTTGTATTTGCCAGTTTTGTTCATGCTGAAGTCCGTGTGGCCTTTGACGCGCATAGTGGCTTCAAAGATTCGTTGGCAATTTGTCATAACAGTGCGTCCTCAAGTTGTTCACGTTTTTGTTTTTGATATGCCTGCTCTTGAGCTTTTGTCCAAGGTATAGGGCCAGATGCAGGAGGGAAAGGCCACATCATGTGCCTTTCGTGCCCCACTCGGGCATCTTTTCGTTAGCGGCCAAAGAATTAAGTTGATTGTTTAGGCTATCCAACTCAGGGATATTGAATCCGCCACGGCAAAAACAACCCCATGCCCATGCGGCTTCTTCCCAAAAGCAATCACGGAATAGACGGTCACGCACAAAAGCGCCGGGGCTGTTTGGCATGTAACAGGCTTTGCTGTCTTCAATCTCGGCTCTCATGGCCGCTGCAATTGCTGCGTAGTTCATGCCATTTTCCAATCAATAGTAGGCGCATCAGGATTTGTAGTTGGATAGCTTGGTCGATTTATAACTTTCCCAACTTCAAGCAAATCTTCTACTTTTGCATCGCGCCAAACTGGTCGGCTGGTTGTATGACCTAGATAGTCAAGTTCATACAAACAAACTTGAAGCACAATAACAACTTGTCCTTCAGATGTTCCCATTGCTCTGAATCGAATTTCATCAATCATGTTGTGTCCTGTTTTGTTGCTGACAAGCCAATTATCAGAAAATTCAACAAATTTCACATCAGGAAAAACCCTTAGGCAGCGGAACATCATCAGGCCATAGTCCACGCAATCTAAGCATAGTTACGGTAAGCCTATGAGCGTCTTCCCACATTTCTTGCCGTTCGGCTTTTGTCATTGATGCGCCTTGGTCAAGCTGGCTGTGGCAATAAAAGCACAGGCTTGCTATCAAGTTGTCATCAGCTTTGATTCCCCGACCCTTGCCACCACCCCAATTTGTATGCGCTGCAACCACAGTACCGTCATCAGCAAGGCAATGCTGACACGGTATCTTTCTGGCGTTCTCAAGCAGCTTTTTGCTTCTGACGTAGTTATGTTTGGGAAACATCATCTATCGTCACCCCATTAGTTGTTGCCCAATACAGCAGCCATTCCGTGAAGCTAATGGCCTGCTCTTTGGTAAATCTGCGGCTTTGATGGCCTAGCTGGACAATCCGTTCGCCATCAATGCTTGGCATGATTTTGCTGATGGTGGACATATGACCGCTTTCATGTGCCCATTGGTCAATTAGGAATCGTTTCCACGACTCTTGATTCCAGCGTGAGCCGTGAAGCTGAGATTGTTTGGCAATCTGCCCAATGATGCTGTGATAGAGCTTTTCCTGCTCACGGCTTTTCATGTCAGGAGCCATTGCTGTTCCTCAGTTGCCAAGCCACCATAGCTGCGTCACGCTCGTGCTGGTTTGACCTTGCTGTGTAACCAGTCAGCTTCTTGAAGTCCTCTGCGTTCATCTTGCCGCCTTTGGCTTTTGGGCTGACGCGCATGTATTTGATTCCGTAGCGCTCGCAAGTGTCTTGAATGAGCGCACACAGGGCATCGACCTGACCAATCTTTCGGGCAATGTTGTTTGCCACTGCTTTGTTTTTTGATGGAACCCATACAGCGCTTTGCAGGCGGCTGTCTTCAAAGACAAACAAATCAGCATGGCTGGTCAAGATGAATGTCTGGATGTCAATTGGCTCGATTGTTTGCATGATGGTCAAGTTGCCATTGACGTACAAAGCTGTGCCTGTGTTGACTCCGGGGTCAATTCCCATGACTTGTTTCATTTTTGACCTTTTTTGCATCAAGACAGTCTTTGCACACAAACTTGAAAAATCCGGGAAAAACTCGAATGTGTCCACCAACTGGTGATTTGTCTTTTTGACACTTCCAACAAGTTTTCTTTTTGCCAGTCCATGTTCTTTTGACATAAAGTTCATCAGACCTTGAAGACAGCGCTTGCTTTTTAGGGTTGTAAGCACTACCCAAGTTATCGCTCACAGCAAAGCCTCCCCAGCTTGTTCACGTTGTTGCTTGGCATACGCCTGCTTTTGCTTGTTGGTCCAAGGCACTGGGCCTGTTGCGGGTGGAAAGGGCCACATTACGCCTCCCTCGCTTTCAGCATTGCATCTGCAACTTCGTAAGCCCACCCAGCAATCACCTCGCCAACGGGCTGCGATACATCGTGCATCATTCCTTGCATTGCCTTGGCCGCAAAGTAGTCGCGCAAGGTCATGCCGCGATGAACGCCATCGTCCAATGGAAACGCTGGCCCACCTGTGTTTGCATTCATGTCAATTCTCCGTCTTGTAGTTTCTTCATGTAGCCACGGATGCGAACCACCGCACCCGTGCCATATCGTTTTTCCAACCATTCCATCCTGTCTTTGGTCAAAACTGATTTTTTGGTCATCACATAGGTGCAATACAAAACTCGGGCTTCACCAAGTTCAATCATGTACCTATCGCCTTCATCGGATATTGTTTTTCTGCTGTACGCCATGTTTCCCTCAGTACGGCATCGGATTAAGGTCAATCAAGCCCCATTTCATTTTTGGGTACTTGCGAAGAATGTTGGTTTTTTGCAACGCTTGGATGGTTGCCCAAACTTGCCGTTGGGTCCAGCCAGTGATGATTTCCATTTCCTTGCTGGTCAGTTCGCCATGCTCAAGCAGGCGCTTCAGGGCATAAGTGCGGGTCATGGCTTACCTTTCTTCATTTCGGCCAACAAAGCCTTTGCTTTAGCCTTTGCAACCTCTGTTGCGGCAATCTCGGCCTGAGTTCTTTGACGAGTGATTTGAGGAACTGGTTTTACAGGAATGTCAGGGCCAGAGTTGCAAAGGTTGCGAAATTTGATTGCGCTTGGTGGATAGTCTTCGTTCATCTTACGCAACGCAAAGTCAAGACTTGGCTTGTACGTCAAAAAAGCTCCAAGTGTTTCCTGCCAAACCTGTCTTACAACCCCAAGCTCCATGCCTTCCCAATGGCGGTTGAATGAGGCTCCGTAGATGCTCCCCATGTAAACAAAGATGTAATCCAAACCTTGGTCAGCAGAACAAAAATCAGTTTCCGAGTAATTTGACATGGTTGCCACCTCCAATAAGGCCACGGGTCAGACCAGACATCACGGATTGGTTTGTTTGACCAGTGCGACTGAGGGATTGCTGTTGGTCAGGCTTAATCCATTCGGCTTTCAAGCCTTGCGAACCACGAGTACACCATTCAATCAGGAACTGTTCAAGCGTCCAGCCAATCTTGTTGGCCTCTTTTCTTACTCCATCCACCACTGTTTCCGTGACAGATGCCTTTTTGGTCTTCCTGAGTGTCAACCAATCTTGCCAAACCTGTTGCCTTACATCTGGTGGGCAGGCAACGGCAGTTGCTTTCTTTTTGGGTTCTGGGTTATGTGTTATGTGTTCTGTGTCTTGTGTAGCATTGCTTTCGGACTGCGTTCGCAATGCGTTCGCATCCTTTTCTTTATTCCATCGGGCTTTGGCACTTTCGCTTGCCTTGGTAGATTTCTCTCCGGTCTTGGCAATTTCCTTGTCGGCACGATGATGAACCCATCCGAATTCAGTGCGCTCGAAATACTCTTGCAATACAACGGCAATGCAATCGGTATGCGAACGCATCCTAATTTGCCTCGCAACCTCATTGATTTCAAGCGGAATCCTAGATTCGTGAAGGTAGTACCAATCGAGCAAACGCCGATAAGCAAGGTCTTCCATCTCTGAAAGATGCTCAGTATGGCTTTTATAGTCGCCAATGTTGAACTGGTAATAGTGCATAAGGCACTCCAAAATAAAAAACCCCTGAAAGCTGGTGGGACTAGCACCAAACCTTCAGGGGTCAGCCTGTGACGGCTTAGATGTATTTGTGCCTAGTCCGCACAACATCTAAACCGTCTGACTAAACTATACCAGCTTATCGTTCAAACAACAAGTCGGCAAGAACTTGGATTGCCAGATGGATTGCCGCCCACCCAGCCATGACCACTAGGCCAATGGTGACGTTCTCAGTCATGCTCGGCTGTACACAGTGATTTGTGCGTTGTTGTGGTACTTCTGCTGAGCACGGACAAGCTCTTTTGTGCTGTACAGGTTGCTCTTTGTCATCTTCCAATCAAAGGCATTGTTGGTAGATTTTGGAGTGCCATCATCCCATTGCATTGCAATTTCTTTTGGCTTTTCTTCAACAATCTCTGGGTCAAATTTTTTCTTTGTTTTCTTGAAGTAATGATTGAACTTCTGGGTTGCACCTTCACGCTTTACGTAATCAAGTTCAATATATCCTTTGTGCAACAAAGCATCTTTGACTGCTGATGGAGATGTCGAAAATTTGGCGCTAAAGCGATTGGAAATCCTTCGATGGCTTCCTTTGGAGGTTTCCATTTGGTCAAGGTAATACTTCATTTCTTGTAGCATATTTGCACTTCCTTTTTGGTGATGAGTTCGATTGCTCGGGACAGAATAGCCACTGCTGCGGCATCCCAATCTTCATGATGATTGCAATTTTTCATTGCTTCTTCAATTGAAGCATGTCGCAACCGCCATGCGGATTCGTTTTCAAGTTGGTCTGGTGTTTTCATGAGTTGAAGACTATCATTGATTTTTGCTTTTCAACATAGGGAAAGTACCTATACAAATTCTTGTTTTGCTGGATTAAAGTTGAGGCTCAACAAGACAGGAGTTCACATGAACATCACACTTCTCCGACACGCTCGGCAATTGTTTCAGACGTACAATGCGTCCCCCGAAGTCATTCGCAGTTACCAACGCAAATGGGCGCGATCTGTTCACCAGCTTGGCAGTAACTGGCTGTTGGCACAACCAATCGTGAGGACAAAATAATGGGCGCGTTCATTGGTTTTGCCTGCTTTGCGGCATGGATTACACATGTCTTCACTTGCTTTGCACAAGGCTTGTGGGGCTTTTTGGTAGCTGGTGCGTTGTTGTTCCCAATTGGGATTTTGCACGGCTTTTACCTCTGGTTTAAATAAGGTGTTCAGCCGACCTGTAACGGCTGTTTTTTTTGGAGATTGAAATGGGCTTTGTAGCATCTGATAGTGGCGGTGGCAACTTCAAACGTGTGCCTGCTGGCGTTCATGTTGGTCGTTGTTATTCGTTGATTGACCTTGGCACTCAGTTGTCGTCTGGTCAATACGGAGAAAAATTGCAACACAAGATTCGTGTTGCTTGGGAGTTGTTTGGCGAGGACGAAGAAGGCAAACCGTTGACGGTTGAATTTGACGGCCAAGAAATGCCAATGACCATCAGCAAGTCGTACACGCTATCCCTCAGTGAAAAAGCGTCCCTGCGTAAAGACCTGCAATCATGGCGCGGTCGTGAGTTTACTGAGGAAGAGGCCAAAGGCTTTGACATCAGCAAACTGCTTGGCGCGTACTGCATGGTCAACGTGACTACCAGCGAAACCAATGGCAAGACATACGCCAACGTGGCAAACCTGACTCCATTGCCCACAGCATTGAAGAACAGCAAGCCAGCAGGCATCCATCAAAACGTCATGTTCGATTTGGACAATCCTGATTGGGGCATCTTTGATACGTTCCATGACAAGCTCAAAGAAGCAATTAAGCGTAGTCCAGAGTTTGCAAAAGCGGCAGGTCATTCAGCAGCGCCAACAGGTAGCGGCTTTGATGACATGGATGACGACATCGCATTCTGACCATGACCAGTCTTTATCAACTTGCACGAGATTTTCGTGAACAACTTGACGATCTTTTTGATCCAGAGACTGGCGAGGCTTTGCCAGCGTTTGACGAGTTCCGGGTCATGCTCGGCAACAAAGCAAACGCTGTCGCTGCCTACGTCCTCAATTGCGAATCAGATGCCGCGCAAGCCAAAGATGCCATCAAACGCATCAAAGCCTTGCAAACGGCCTACGAGCGCAAAGCAGAGAAGCTGAGGGATTACCTTGCCGAGAACATGAAAACGGCTGGAATCCACGAAATAAAGGCTTCTGACGGGTCTTTTGTTGTCAAGCTGTATGTTGACCGCGATGAGTCCGTTGTGATTGAGGAAGGCGCAAAGTTTCCTGCTGAATTATGCGGCGACCCAAAACCTCCAGAGCCAAGCAAAACCAAAATCAAGAATGCCATTCTTGCCGGGGAGCCTGTTGCTGGAGCTTACATTGTTCGCAAGGACAGATTAACCATCAAGTGATTTCGGGCCGAAAGCGGATGCTGGTAAGGCCAAGACCGCCGCAAGGAAATGCACCTGCCAGACGCAGCGAGTAGGCCCCCTTTTTTTAACCACAGGAGAAGATATGTCTCGAATTTACATTGTCAGCTACGGGCGCGAAACACGCCTTATCCGCGCAAACACACGCGCACAAGCATTGAATCACGTTGCTACTGGTGTCATCAATGTTGACATCCCGACACAAGATCAGTTGGTTGATCTTGTTGCAAAAGGTCAATCAGTTGAAAGCGCAGTCAAGCTGGAAAACGCAGAACTTCCATTGGAGCAAGCATGAGTTACGCAGATGTTGAAATGAAAATCATCCAGTGGGCTGAGGCTCGGAAAATCATTCCAAACTCAACTCCTGAAACTCAATTGCTCAAAGCCATGTCAGAGCTAGGAGAACTTGCCGATGCGACCATCAAAAAAGAACCTGCGAAGATTCGTGATGGTGTTGGCGATGTCATGGTATGTCTGGTTAACTATTGCGCTTTGCAAGACATCGGCTTGGTGGACTGCATGAAAGAGGCTTATGCGGAAATCAAAGACCGCAAAGGAACTCTGATGCCTAACGGTGTTTTTGTGAAGGAATGATAATGCTGTGCGATGAATGCCAAACAGTTCAACACTGTATGCAACATGGATGCGCGCCAGTCATCTATGTTTCTGCAACTGACAAACCATCTGCCTTTGAAAAGCAGGTATCAGGCAATCATTACAAGGACAAAGGCATCCAGCCTATCGTCTACATCCATGCAAATGATCTAGGGTTTTGTGAAGGCAACGTAGTGAAATACGTTACCCGACATAAACAAAAAAATGGAGCTGCTGACATCAAGAAAGCAATCCATTACTTGGAACTGCTGCTGGAGCTAGAGTACAAAAATGACTCCACTCCCGTTTGATTACTTCAGATGTGTGACGGATAACCCTGACCAGTATTGCAAGAACTGCAAGAGATGGTCAGAGCATCCAGAGCAACAAGTAGGACCAAGGACTGGTTATTGTTATGTGCAGAACAGCAAATCACAAAGCTGTTCCTACATACCAATCAGCCACCAGCCATTGTCAGAGCAGTCTTCTCAACTTCGCTAACCCGCTTGGCCCATCCTTTCCCAAAGGTGGGCCAATGCTTTAGGTCCATCAGGAAAGATAGACGGCGTTTCGAGTAGTCTTGAATCAAGTCTTTTGCGTCAAAGGCTTTGATTGCGGCCATTGTCTTTGGGCCAATGTTGCCATCTTGGTCAACGCCCAAAACGCCTTGCAAGAACTTGATTGCGCGACCCGGACCACTGTTGATGGCCGCATCAAAGACGCAGTAATCAATACCAGCAGGCAACTCATCAGCCTTCACCTTGTCCCAATACTTGCGCTTGTAAAGTGGTGACACATCATTCGCAGTCAAAGACCGCATGGTCTTTTCTGTGACTTCATGACCAACCCATTCTTCCCAGACTGCTTTTGTGCAACCAAGATTGGTCATGCCTCCGGGGTCATCTTTATGGCAAACAAATCCGCCTTCGTGCTTCAACACATGAGTCAAAGCATAGTCAAAGTTTTGTTTCATTTGTCAGCAGTGAGAACACCAACAGCGCCAGCCAATGCAAGGCCAACAGAAACAATTGCTTCAGCCATTGCAGGCGCAACAGGTACACCAACAGCAGTCAAAATGAGGATAATTCCACGCCAAGTCGATGGTTCTTTTGCGCGGTTCAGGATGTAATTTTTCATGTTTATCTCCAGTACAAGATGAAAATATGAAGACACCAAACAATCATTGCACTTACTGCAATTGCAGCAATAAATGCAATGAGCCAATCAATCATTTTCCGATGTGAGGAATAGAAGCCCAAATGATGCCAGCCATGCTGATTAGCATCACACCGGAAGCCTTGATGATAATTCCCTCAAGGCGTTTTAATCGAGCGTTGATTTGGTCGTAGCGAAACGCACATACTGCCTCGTGTGAATTCAAACGAGCTTCGGTTTCAGAAATGCCACCCATGTTTTACTCCGGTTTTGCAGGCCATTGAATATCGAAGGGAAATCCTTCAATGGAAGTCATGTCACGCAATGCTTGACGATACGCTGTCCAAGCCTGCTTTTGTTCTACTGTCAAAGGCGCATCAGGAACTTGCGTCCAATCGCACTCAGACAGCAAATAATTTCTGTCTTTGCGAACATCACGAGAACGGATTGCAATGTTTTCTTCGGTTGCGTATTGCGTGTATGTCATATTGTCTTTCAGGTGTAATCAGCCCAAGCATGACCGTAGTATGAACTTGGCGAACTGGTCCAACTCAACCATGTAGAACCACTCAAAATAGAGCCAACAGATGTATTGTTTGTGACTTCACAGAACACATAAGTTTTGTTGGCGTATGAGTTGTAATCATATACAACCGTTGCTCCGGCAAGACTGCTGCTCACAACGCCAGCGTTGCCATCAATCATCAAAACAACATAAGCTCGGCGAGAAGCTCCCGACAAAGGTGGACCAGAAACAGTAAATGAGGAGCCGTAACTGCTGTTGAAACCGCTGGATGCTGAACCAAAAAAGTCGTTGTAGTTTATGTTGCCACTTGCTGGCGGATATTGCAAATAACTGAATACAATGCCGCTGGTTGGTGCGGCATTCCAAACCGTCAAAGGACTTGGACTAATAAAACTCCAATTCACATATTGGCTGTAATAGTTGTTTTGCATCGTCCCGTTCCAAGAGGAACTGGAGAACCAACCAGAAAGTCCTGAAGCCCAAAGCATTCCGTTGGCATATGCGCCAATCACCATGTTCCCAGAGAAACCAGTTGGAGATGATGTGAAATTGGACGGATAGGCAATGGTGCTTGCCAAGTTGCCAATCATATTTGATTCAATGTAATACCAAGACGGAATTGGGAACACATATTTTGTGACATCCCATCCGGTTGCAGTTTCAGTGAATTGAACAAAATTGTCACTTGAAGTGAACACCGCTGTTGCGGCAGATGTGACTCGGCCTTTTGCATCAACGGTAATTTTGGGAGACATATATGTGCCAGCCGTAGCACCACTGTTTGCAAGCGTCATGGCCGTAGGCACGTTTGCAGAGCCGTTCACTGAGGACGAACCAGTAACATCACCCGTAAATGACAGTGTTCTTGCCGTGCCCCAGTTTGCCGTTGTGATGTTTGCCGAGCCGTTGAACGATGTGCCGTTAATGGTTCGTGCCGTGGTCAGAGTATCGGCAGTGCCAGCGGTTGCCACGTTCAAGTTTGCAACGCGAGTGGTCGATGTGATGACCATTGGCGCAGTTCCGATTGCAACCGTGTTGGTCAACTGACCAGACATTGCCAGCGTTGTGACGCTGGACATTGCGCCCGTCACGTTGGCAGAACCGTTGAAACTTTGGCCCCACAGAGTCCGGGCCGTGGTCAGCGTTGCCGCAGAGCCTGTCGTGCTTTGGTTCAGCGTGGGAATGTCTGACGCGACAATAGCCCGGAATGTCGGGACGCCTGCTGCTGCGTTTGGAGCCGCAAGGAAATACTTGGCTGTTTTGCTTGCATACGGGTTCAGCGTGTCGCCATAGTTGGCAGCAAGGCTGATTGCTGGCGTTGCCCCACCAGAAGAAACCACAGGCGCAGTCCCCGTGACTGATGTGACACCGCTGTTGGCGATAGTGATACTGCCTGCACCGCCAGTGATTGTGATGCCCGTTCCGGGGGTCAAGCTGGCGTTTTCCCAAACACCAGCAACAGCGTCATAAATCAGCGTGTTACCGGACGCGGCGCCGCTGATGAGGACGTTGTGCAATTCGTCCAGTTCCCACCCGTTGTTGATGTTGACAAACACCTCACCGCTGGCCGCATTGACCTTGATAACCCATCCCAAAGCAACCGTGTGCGCGGGGGCGGATGGACGGGTGGCTGTGAATTGGCCGGGGGTTTGCGACAGGTAGATGGGTGCGCCAGCCGTAAATGCGCTGGTGTTGATGCCGCGCACAAAGCCGAACGTGGTAACAAACCCCTCTGCGCCATTGGCAATGTCTTGCGTTGCAATGCCAAGGGTGGGTGCGCTCAAAGCCTCTGAATCGGCATCAGCAAGCGATACGGATGGGCGTTGCCCTTGCGCTCCAGACACGGCCACAACAGAACCATTAACAATAGTTGAGCCTGTGCCGTTATAAACCAGCGCAAGCATTTCCTGCCCTTGCTGGAGCGTAACGTCAGGGCTCAACATCACCGATGGCGTGCCGTTGCCAGAATCCCAAAATGTGCGCCCTTGGGCGTATGCTGGAGCCGCCGCCGCAGTGTCAAAGTCAACATAGTCAGCCTTGGCACTGGTCACGTCCAGATTGCCAGCATCGTCAAGGATGCCCGCAGAGTTTTGAATCAGCTTGCCAGTTGCGCCGTCAAACCGGGCCAGCGCATTGTCAGTTGCCGATGCCGGGCCAAAAACATCCCCGGTTGCCGCACCAACTTGAATGACGGTTGCTGTCCCGTCATTTTTTTTGATGTACATCTTGCCATCGTATGTATTGATGGCGATTTCCCCAAGGTCAATGTCAGCAGTTGTTGGGACTTTGCCAGCAACCGCTGACCGCTTGACTTGAATTTTGTTTGCCATATGGCTTCCCCTTTATCACCCTATTTAGGGTGGGATGTTTGTCAGAATGTGCCGCCGTCAATTGTAGATGATGGGCTGAGATAGTCAGTTCCAGCAACAGCCGCAGAAAAGTTTGCGGTTCCGTTACCCTTGACTAAACCTGTCAGCGTTGTGACACCTGTGCCACCCTTTGTCACAGCGATTGTGGTTGCATTCCAAGTTCCTGTCGCAACAGTGCCCAAGGTAGTAATGCTGGTTTGACCAACATAGTTGGATGCAATGTCAATAGTTGCACCAACAGAAATCCGGTTTGCAGTACCGACAGCGGAAAACTGAGTGCCGTTGAGGGCCAAGCCATCACCAGCCGTGTATGCGCCTGCACCACTGAATTGGACCCAAGTGATTGGCTGACCAAGTGAGCCGCTTGCGTTAATTGTGCAAACCCATCCGGTATCAGCATATGTTGCACCTTCCTCAACAAACACATAGGCAGAAACCAAAGATGCCCAAGTGTCGCAATCTGGAGCGCGTGACCAAATTGGCAAACCACCAACATCTTCAATAACATAGATACCATTTTGCGAATCAGTGCTTTGATTTTTAACCAAAATCCGGTCGCCAATAGCAGTTTGGATGCCATCAATGATTGGAGTGCCAGACAATACAATATCTGCCGTTGTCGCACATTTCACAGACGGTTTTGCGTCAAGACCCTGAGCAAAGGTGTCAACATACAGCTTAGTTGCAGCATCGTTGTCATTGGTTGGCGTACCCAAATCAACAATTCGATTGCCACCCATTGAATAAATGCCTGTCGCAACATCCAATTCGTTCAGTTTGGCTTGCGCTCCAGTTGTAACTTGCCCTTTGGCATTGACAGTCACTTTGCTGTATGTGCCAGCAACCACGCCCGTGTTGGCAATGGTCAGGGCAACAGGCGTTCCAGTTTGACCGGAACCAGTCACATCACCAGTGAAATCCAGTGCGCCAGTGATTGCCGCAGTCGTAACGTTTGTGACGCGCCCTTTTGCGTCAACAGTCACGACAGGAACGGAAGTTGCCGAACCATAAGCACCAGCAACAACGCCGCTGTTTGCAAGGGTCGTTGCAATCGTGGCGTTTGCGGTTCCATCAAAAGAGGCAGTGCCAGTTGCATCGCCACTCAAAGCAATGTTTCGTGCCGTTTCAAGTGCGGTTGCAGTACCTGCATTGCCAGACACGCTGCCAACAATTTCCTCATTGAAAGTTTTGACGCCATCAATAGTTTGGTCTGTGGCAACATCAACAAACGCGCCGGGGCCAGCAATTGGAATGACAGCAGTTGCAGTGCCGCCAGCGCCACCAGTACCTGTACCGTAGTACAAAATATTGGTTTGTTCGTTAAACGCAAGTTCAGCGTTTGCCAGTTCTGTTGGTGCGCCAGCGCCACCGCCATTTGCCCTGCGTTTGATGCGAATTGTGTTGCTCATTTTGAACCTCTTTAAAAATTGCCGCCGTCAGTGATTTCAACTTGAGGCACATTTGTCCACTCATTGTCCAAAAACATCAGCGCATCATAGTTGGACGGGTCTGCGATGCTGATTGGATAGCCACCAATTGTGTTGGGACCGGGAGGTCCGGGTGGACCAGCCGCCCCCCTGTCAATTGAAATAGTGTTATTTGGTGGCGTTGCCACATTAATAACATTCGATTGAACAGGCGTAACAAAGATGTCAACATTGTTTTGATTGACTAATGAAACGCTAATGCTTGTCATGGTTTACTCCACAACGATGCCGTCAGAACGGACAAGGAACAGGAGGAAAACAATGTAGTCATTTGCTGGACTAGGGCCAGCAGGAAAACTAATTTTTACTCGGCCAGAAAAGCCCACGCAATCTTGCGCGTTGATGTCCAACTCTGGATCAGAATCAATCAAGCCCCATGCGGCAGAGTCAATCACAACCGTGAATTGACCAGAAGCATTTACGCGATTGGAAATGGTAAGCGGGATGGATGCTGGAGTTGGGGTGTAGTTCCCAATATCAAAAGTCAATCCGTTGCGCGAGTCTTGAATGTTTGTGATTTCGCGGCGAATGATTTGAGCATCAATCGTTGCACCTGTCAGGTCAACGGCAACCTGCAAGTTGTCCTTGATAGACAAATTCCAATAGGTCTGCTGGTTGTACACCAACTCGCCTGCAATGATTGGGTTATCAAACCCGCTGACTTGTGTCAGTGTGTTCTTGTTAAAGACAGCCATTTTTCTCCCCAAATCTCGGGTGGTGACGCTCCCCACACACTTGCGGGGCTACGATGTTGTCTTGTCTTGCTTATATTATGACTCAAACACTTAGGTTACGGGGCCATAACGTGAGCCAAAATAGCCCCAAGATATGAAGCTGTTGCCAACAATGGATGAGCCACCAGCGCCTCCAGCGTATCCAGAATAGTCGTACACCCCGTCAACAGTGCCACCAGCATCTCCTGCTGTTCCCCAATCGCCGCCTTTGCCGCCCGGAGAAGATGCCCGTCCGCCCCAAGCCCAATTTTGTGACGGTCCGGGAATGCTGTACAAGCCAAATTCATAGCTATACAAGGATGGGGAGCCATTAGTATTTGGGCCTCCACCGCCGCCACCTGACTGAAATTCGGCAGATGCTCCACCAGAGCCGGGCGTTGATCTGTTCAGGCCATTCCATGACCAAAACACGCCAGCTCCGCCACCGCCACCACCGCCAGCAATAATGCCGTAGTTGTAAATCGTAACATTACTTGAAACTGACAAAGCTGGACCGCCCGGCAAACCGTTTTGCACGGTGTCGCCACCGTTTCCGCCCATGCCAATAATTTTTCCATAATTGACGAAAATTACTCCAGCGGGGAAGTATCCGCTTATGGTCATTGCTGGCTGAGAGGTTGTGTCAGAGTACGCAACAAAACCACTTGTCGCTGTTATATGCAAAGCATCTTGCTGGTTCCATCCACCTGCAATTGCCAAATTTCTTAAATTTGGCTTGTTGTATTTTCCAGCACTGATTGTCATGGAAAACTGCTTGATTGCCCCATAGAAATTAGAAATTCTGATGGTCCCACCAACTGGAACATTGGTGTTGTTCGGCGTGACATAAAGTCCGTTTCGGTAGTATTCGTTGATCGCAATAGGATTCGCTCCACCAAACTCAGTTTGGATGTCTTCTAGGGCAAGAGTTCCTGTTACGGGCAAAGTCATTTTTACACCGTGCCAAAAGCGGTTACGTCACCAACAACTGTAAGGTTCCCAGATGATGTCAATGAGAATTTGGAAACGCCAGAGTATTTGAAGTAAAGCGTACCGCTGACCTCTTCAATTGTCCAGTTTGTTGTCGATCCAGCGGGGACACCCAGATTGGTCCTTGCGGCAGAAGCAGAAGATGCCCCTGTGCCGCCATTGGCAACAGGAACAGCGTTGACCAAGCCGTCAGTAGCATCCACCTGACCGCTTGAATTCAAGTTGTTCGCAAGTTGCGAAAGGTTGTAGGCTTGCGTCATTTGATTTCCTTACGCCGCGCCAGAACGTGCAAATGTTTGCTGGTTCAGAAGCGTGAAATTGTTTGTGAATGCGGTTGTCAAATTATAGTTTGAACCACTTGCAGTGTAATCGTAGCCAGCGCCCTTGGTCAACAAAGCTCCGTTTGCATAGATTTCCATAGAAAGAGGGTTGCTTGCAAAGATGTAGGTCAAAGCACCATCAATAGAGTACGCCACAGTGTTTGTAACGTTGGACGCCGGGATGCCAAGGTTGTTCTCTGAGTAAATTATGACTGTTATTTTCCCAGTCACGTTTGAAGGAAAGCCTGTAATCGAGTTCCCAGACAAGTCATAATCAATCTCGCTGAACTGACTGCCATTGACGTAGATCGACTCAAACCCGTTTCTGACCGTAAAGTTTGACGGCTCGTATGAAGCAGCGTTCACAAGGTCAAACGAATATCGGCTGAACGGCCTGTATTGATCTCCAGCGCCACGTTTTCTGAATACGCCAAAACCATCAGTCGCTCCAGAAATTGAAGTTGTAAACGTGATTGTTTTGGTGGCTGTATTAACAGATGAAACCGTGTAGGTGTTTGGCGTGTCCGTTGATGCTGGCTGTGTAAAAGCAAAGCACAACAAATCACCCGGCTCAATTATTTGGTCTGTCGGGTCTTGGTAAACAATTGCGTTTGATGTGCTTGAAGAAACTGTTGTTCCAAGAACTTCATAGTATTGAGATGTGCTGACAGCTCTCATGTTGATGATGACAATAATTTCACCAGCGGCGCAGGCAGAAGCCAAAACAACAGTTGTCGTGGTTTCCGTATACTCAGATATATCAAGCAGCATCCCGTTGCGGAACACAAGTATGTTGCCCACAACATGGTTTACATTGAAGGTGGTTTGACCGCTTGTAGCAGAAAAAACAGTCTCTGAATAAAAGAACTCGTCTTGCTCCGTAAATCCCACAACACGACCGTATATGTCAACAGTCAAAGTTGAAGCAGTAAAAGATTTTGAGTAAATGCCAGAACCAAAATTCAAGAACTTTTGCAAAGATACAACCATTGATCCACTGGTGTTGTTTGTCACACTCAACAATCCATCGGCAGAACTAATGGCAGTTGTCCCTGCCTTTGTCAATTGACCAGTTCTAGCATCAAGGTCAATGTAATTTAAACCATCTTCCAAAGCGCCCCATAAAGACGAGTCATACAAAGACGTTTCAGATGGGACAAATGCTCCGCCCAAGTTTGCAAAGCCAGCGTTGCCAATCGAAAAGCTAAACTTGCGATTTGAGCGATTGGCAAACAGCAAATAGTTGCTTGAGCCAAAATTGCCTGCGTACCATGTGTAGTCATCTGGATTGCTGCTTCCGTTGGCCGTTTCGCTGTTAAACAGCCCGTAGTACGTTTTGCCGCGAGGGTTCATGCTGAAGCCAGATGTGCCTGACGCATTGTCAGCATAAGCCACAGCAAGCCATCGTGCAGAATACTGGAAAGTTGTTGGCCTCCAAGCAAATACTTCTGAAGCTGGCGAATACTGACTTGTCGCAGCAAAATTTACCAGTCGGTAAAACAGATACCAGTTACCAGCAGGAATTTGCAAAGAGACTGTCGGCAAATTTTGCCCAACAGAGTAAGGTACGCCGTTGCTTGGCGTGGAAGTTGTGCCGCCCAAATAAATCTGAGATTCTGTTGGGTTGCTGAATGCCGAATACCAGACTTCCGCATAGGTAACAAAACTGGAAGACCCGACATACGGCTGCACGTTAAAAGTTGGCACAGCAGCATCTGGATAATGCGAGTCAATTGTTGGTGCTGGAAGCACACCAAAAAACGCTGGGTTGGGCAAATCAGTGTTTGGAGCCGCTGCGTATTTAGTGATGTCTCGGTCGTCATACACTTGAGCATTGTATTCATTCAACTCAAATGTCGCGCCAAGGTTCCCGTCAGGCAAAGAAACCTCGGACACCTTCATCACACGGAACAACTTTGCCGTCCAGCCATAAGACGAGTTGGTGATCGAGATGACATCGCCAGCATCAACCTGAATGCCGGTGTACGCAGTGCTGATTGTGACAATCAAGTCTTCACGGGCCTGCTCAAGAATGCGCGATGCCAAGTATTGTGCCTGCACAGAATCATTGACCATCGACAATTGAATAGACTGCTTGTTGACAGGTTCATTTGGGTACAGCAAGCCAGCGGGAGTTTCGTAGTACACAAAGTCAGACTGATCTCGGTTTTGCTTGCTTGGGAACTCAGCTTCAATCTGGTTTGTGCTGCTTGTAATGTCAAACGCGCTGACACGAATTTCACCAATGATATTGCTGTCATCAAAAGCATAGGCGGTTGTTTCAGCCTTATTGATGACAATACTCCACTGACCCAAAGCGGAGTTGTATTGGTTCCAAGAGTCGCAGGCAATCATCATGTCATTGATGTTGTTCAGGCAGCTCTGCCCAGTGTCAACAACACCATTAATGCGGTATCTGGGCTGCGTATAGGAAATGCCATTCTCGGAATATGGAATCAAGCCATCAGAATACGTATTGATTGCCGCAGCCGATGCGGCATTCACAATGTCAGCAGCCATTGCAGCGCCATATAACTCGTTAGTCATGTAGTCATACCAAACATCGCCCGGCTTTGCACAGCCAGCGCCATTCAGGTATTGACGAGCCTTGAACGTGATCGTCTGCATGCTTGTTGTTTCTGCATCACGGTTGTAATTTAGCTTCACAATAGCAAAAGCCAAACCATTCATTTGACGGCCAGAAGCAGCCCAACGCAGCTCAGTAGGGATGTCTGAACCACCCATAAACACGGAAGGCAATGAAGCGCCATTTGTTGATGCAATGACACCAGACTGGCTGGATGTATAGAAGGCCATGAACAGATTGCCACCGACCTTTGTGTCCACGTTGCCAGCGCCATCCGTCAAGCTCACGACTTTGGTTTGGTCCGCTTCGTCAAACGCCATCTTGCGATCACCCCAATACATGTCAGTCAAGTCAAATCCAAACTGACCATTAGGACTAATGTGAGAAACAACCATGACGTAATACATGGTTTTGGCATCTGTGCTCAATACAGCATCAACAAATCGACCGCCGCAATAGGCATCGCCATAAACAACTGGAATGCTGTTGGTGGATGATGGAGGAACTTGTTGACGAACGCCATTGTCAGCCGCTTGCCCAGAGCTTGAGCTTGGAGCAAATGTCCTTGCCATAACAGAAGAAACAGCAAAGTTGATTGCAAAAGCTGTTGCATATAAAGCGATTCCTTCTAAAGCGAAGTAAGTCGCAATCATCATCCCAACCATAACTATTCCTTCACAAAATTTGCACCAACTGGCTTGTAACCTCGTTTGGTGTAATCAATCAATGGGCCTGATGCCGATATGGAAGTGATGACAAAATGAATTTCCCCACTCTCCAGCATTTTATTTGCCTCTTGGTCAAATGCTTTCCATAGCCGTCCGCCAATCGTGCCATCCCTGTATTCAGGCTCAACCCACCAAAGCAACTCGTTCAATTCTCTCACTTTTGGACACCAAATATTTGGTGTTTTAAGACCAATAATTGCCCCCCTCATGTGCTTGTCAATGTAGATAAACCCTCGGCCCATGATGATGCCGAACAATAGGCTTTCAACATACTTGTAATCGTGGTTTACCTGCTTCCCAAGAACCGTAATGGGATTCTCAAAGGCATATGCTTCCACAATCTCCATCAGTCGTGGAATATCGTATCTTGTCGCTTTTCTTATCATCGTCCAAAGATTCTCTGTGATGGAGCGTTTGAGGCTGCTTGGCTTCCGGTCGAAGTTGGCTGACCGCCAAAATCAAAATAAGAGCCAGTGATGGATGGAACTCGGTTCATGCTTGTGTCAATGGGGTAGTACACCTGCCAAATCTTTGGTGTAGTCCTGACCCCCCCAACACGGTTCTCAAGGATAGTCCTAAAAGACGCACAAGACAAACCAACAGTAGCCACGCGAGTTCTCGCCTGCTCGTTCCAGTCTTCGGTGATGGAATAGTTGGAAACAATGCCTTGATAGCGCTTAAAGAATTGCTGCGTTGGTGTTGTGATGATTTGATTATTTGAATCCAAGAATCCACGCCAGACTTCAATGCGAGAACCCTTGATGTCTGACCCCAACACAATAGAAATGTTGGTCCCATCAATGCCAGTCAAAGACACTGACAAGTCAGAGCTTGTTGCTTTGACATCACGCTTGATGTCGCTCAATTGCAAAAGACTGCCAAGGTTGCTGAACGTGATGCCGTTAACAGCAATTGGAGATGCTGCGTTGCAAAATGTGTAGATGTTTGATGGCAGAGTCAGCCTGATAAACTCTGCTTGCCGAATAGAAGAACTATTCAGCGCGGTCATTACTGTCGTCATCCTGTTATGTCCTCTCTAAACACAAATGCGTCATCCCATTGGACAAATGCTCCACCGGGCGCTGGCACAAGTGTATAGGTTGGGCACTTTTCTGCCAAGACAGTAAACTCACAATCACTGCCAATGTTTGTCAAAGTGCCAACAGCAACAGCGCCAATCACTGGACGATGCAACCCAACAAGCACTGTGTCGCCAATTCCACGTTGGACATCGCTTGTGACCTTATACGAGTAATCTCCGATCTGGAGAAAGTCACCAGCCTTGAAAACAAAGACGTCTGGAGGAACGCTTGGAAGATTCCCAATGCTGATAACTTGAGTGTTCTCGGAAGGCAAAACCGCCAAGGTAAGCTCCTGCGCTTGTAATATTGTCAGGTCGCCTTGGTACTCTGTGAACCAGCTCAATTTTGAGCTGTTGAAAGTAATTGTTTCAGGGAACTGGCGATCAAGGTTGTCAATTGTTTGGATGATCTCGCGAGAAGCTGCATAAGGCAAGTAGTTGTGAGGCACAACAGAAAAGACCCACGGCACAGATGTCAAGTACCCAGCCACGCGAACCTGACCAGAACGGCTGACCTGCTGGCCCACCGTCCTGCGGTTGTTCACAGTCATCGACTGCTGGACCTCAAAGATGGTTTGAAACGACATTAAGTTCTCCCGAAATTGGTAGCGAGGTTCTTGCCAGCATACTGATTTGCCGCCCAGATTGCATTAGAACTGCCAAGAAGGCGGTCTTCAAACGATTTGGTGTCGATGGCATTGATGTAGTTGTTTGTGACGTTGGTAGTGCCGCCCATGCCGCTCAAAGCATGATTAGGAATGATTGTTCCAGCAGTACGAGGGACAAACAATTCAGGACCTCGCTCACCAACAACTGAGACTTGGTTCACAGGAGGACTTCCGCCATCAGCGTAGCCACTTATCTTGGCATAGTCAAACTGAGATAGTGTGGTTGCTTGTGGCCCCATGAAGGAAGCAAGCAATCCTCGAATCAAGGCCATAGCCTGCAATTTCATTTGCATGGCAAGCATGTCTTGAATAACGCTACGAGTGAAATCCTTGAACGATAACTTGCCAGTTTTTACAAAGTTGTCGATTGCAGAAGACATGTTGCCCCAAATAGAGTCAAACACCTGTTGGGTTCTTTGTAGAGAATCCTGAATGCTGACATTCATCTTTTCAATGGCTTCTTGTCTATCAAGTTGCCCAGTCAGGAAATCTTTTTCCGGGCTTCCTTCAATCTCTTTGCGTTTACGTGCGTACTCCAAAGAAATCATCGCCAGCTTTTGCTCTTTTTCAGAGGCATAAACTATTTGCGATTTCAACTCAAGTCGCTCTTTTTCAAATTCGATTCCTCGTGTTGTCGCTTGAGCGTTGGTCCGCATTTCAGCACGGCGATTGTCTTCTGCAACCATCGCGTCAGTAATTTCTTGCTGAGTTCTCACAAACTCATCGTATTCGGCCAGACGGTTTTTTGTTTTGATGGCTTCAATCTTTGCATTACGCTCAGACTCAATCTCAGCAATTTTTGCTGAAAGCAATTTTGCATTTTGAACGCTAAAAACGCCACGCTCTTCCTCATTTCGCCTTTGCATTTCAGCAGTGATTTCTGCTTTCTTTGCTTCAGCTTCAAGGTCAATTTTTTGACGCTCGTTAGCAGTCAATGCGGCAGCAGCAAGAGCAGCCTTTGACTTTGCCTTTTCAATCTCTTCTGTGTATTGACGAGCTTTGGATATGCCGCCAGCAGAAGCGTAATCTTCAATCTCTTGCTTTGACTTGCCAACATCTTTCGCAGACTCTGAACGCTTTTTAAGGCGCTCAATCTCCAGCAACGCTTCTTTTTCTTGCTTGAGCTTTTCAATACCTTCTTGCTGTCGCTGATAAAAAGGACTGTCTTTGTTTGCCATGCCAAGAGCTTTTTGAGCTGCTTGAATTTGACTTTCCAATTTGGCAATAACTTGCTCTGTGGTTTCTGGCTTGCCGATTTCTTTCAGCATGTTCCAGAATTCACTCATGGCATTTTTTGTGCCTTGCCAAGCCTTCTCAAGAGTTCCAAGCTCTCTGCGTTGCTGCGCAAGTTTTGTGTTCAAGGCATCAGATGCAATTTTTGCTGCCTCTTGTTGCTTGCCTGCTTTTTCCAGCGCTTCAATTTGCTTGTATTGTTCAAGCGTCAGGAAGTTCATTTCCTTGTTTAATGACTTAGCATTTGACGCGCTGCCATCAAGACCAACCATCAGCTTGTCTGAAGCAGTCTTTGCATCAACGCCAGCAATTTGAGCGTATTGCAAAATTGCTTGAGTGACAGAGCCAATCGTATCTTTGGTAAATCTGCCAGATGCGACAACAGAATTAAAGGCTTCTTTTGCAGAGCCAATCGTCATGTTGGTTGCTTCGCTCAATACTTCTGTCATTTGATAGAAGTCTTCAGCGGTTACTCCGGCATAACGACCAGTCAAAGTCAACGTGTCATTGAATTTATCGAATTCATCACGGCCAGAATATGCCGCAAATGCCACGGCGCCAAGAGCCGTGGCAAAACCACCGGCAATCACTCGGGTAGCGGTAAACAAAGAACCAACGGCCTTAAGGGCGTTCCCTACGCCACCCATCGCATCTTTAAGCTGGCCCCCTTGTTGCATGACGGCGATGAATGGGTTTTGACCAGACGCAAGCTGCGTAAACAAGTCAGTGGTCTGATATGTCAATTGCATCTTCTGTTGCTCGTTCATTTTGAATTGAGCACCAGCAGCATTTTTTGCCGACATAGCAATCGCATCGTATGCTTTCGCTTGGTCAAGCAATTGTTTTTTGATTTCTGGCGTAGCATTTTTGAAACGGCCAGCAGCCATTTCACGCTCAATCAATGTGACTTTTGATACAACCTTGCCATAGTCATCAGTCGCATATTTGAGCGCCACAATTTCTTTTGCGGCAGCATCAGTTTCCCTGCGAATGGCGTTTTTCAGTTTTACGTTTTCAGAAATTGCTTTGTCAATAGAAGCCGTGAATTCCGCCGTGTCCAAACCAAGGACAACGCCAAGTCGAGCGATGTTTTGTGAAGCCATTATTTCTTCCTCCGTGCCAGTTTCTTGGCGTATTCAGGGATTCTGGTAGCCAACTGTGATTTTAGTTCAGTCAACACAGCATTTGCGTTTTCCTGCAATGCAGGCCGAAGGAATGGCCTTGCAGCCATCTTGGATGTACCAAATTCATTGGCAAGAGAGACTGCGCTTTTTTTCACAGAAACCACGGCAATAACCGCATCCGTCTCACTAACATATTCACTCATCTTGTCTTTTGCATTCGGTATTCTCGAATCAAGCCGGATAGTGT